GATGTAAGCTCCTTGTAGCCACATCTCCATATTGCGATTTTCTAACTTCGTCTTATATGCCTTACGATATGCTCTTACCAGGTTAGGATCGCCGTTATAAAACTCGTCATAGGTCATTCCCATAACAAGGTAATCGGCAAAGTATTCCTCGAACATATCTCGGTAGGAAGCGAAGGCTTTGATGCTATCTCCACCCCCGCCCATTACCGAATAGGACGGTAGCGAAGTTATGTTTTCACCGTCCACTTTATTGCGTTTTTTGAGTGTTCCTCATTCTCGATAAGGGGCTTGATAGCGTCCATGTAGAGCTTTCCTAATGCGGTAAGCAAGCCCTCTTTGTCGATGTTCGTAAGAATGTCGTCAACTTCTGCAATAGTAAGTGTACGGTGATGTGCAAGGAAAGCACCCCTAAACAGTAAAGTAAGTGATGTAACGGGGGCTGAATCAATCTTATCCATATCAAAGCCCATACGCTCCGTTTCCATTACTGTATTACGGGTGAATTCCAGGGTATATTCGTTGTCCTTGTAAGTAAAAATAAGTGCCATGATTAGTTACCGTCCTATTCGATAATAATGTTTTTAAGATGCTGCAAATGTGATAGGTGTGGAAGGAATGATACCTACGGTCATATCCTGAACCTCGTCTGTACCTGCACCGTTCTTTGTAGCATAAGCGTAGCCCTTGAATGAGAACTTACCCTTGCTTCCGTCGGGTGCGAGCGGTGTACCGGAAGCTCCAATCCATACCGCATAATACTTCTCTACACCTTCGAGTGCTTCAACGGCTGCAAAGTCAGCAGCCATGTAGTTAGCACCGAATTCGAGTGCATCGCCAGGATCTTTAAGTCCAGGAATGTATGTTTTCATTTCGTCTGAAAGCGTTGTCGTTTCCAGGTTGTTAGGCCCACCCATAAGATCGGGGAAGCTCTTAATGTCAAGAAGCTTCGTGTAGGTAGAGCCGTCGTCAGATGTCATAAGATAGGTCTGATAAGTATTGATTGCCATAATCAATTGCCCTCACTTTCTGTAATAAATGTTATTATCAGCGTCCACCGTAGCGGTGAATTCTGCCGTTATTCTGTAAACCGTAGCGTTATTTATATCGCTCGTAGGTCTACATGAAACTTGACGGAAATTGTGCGAAAGAAGTGCTCCACGAACGATGTTCATTATGCCTTCTGCTTCCGCCTGCTTTCCGTTTACCTGATTACTCCAAACATCTACCCTTAAAGTAATGTCGTGAAAATTATCCTCGCCGGAACTATCACGCATACTTTGAGTAGTGCCGTTGTCAGATAAGACAACCCCCAAACAAGGGAACTTTGAAGGTGCGGCTATCGTTGCATTAGTGATAGTGCAATCCGTATACACCGCACGCACGGCGGTAAATGTCATGGTCTGTATTTCCTGCTCAATTGCAAAAATGTCTATCATACCGTTTCAAATACCTCTCGTACTATGTTCGGGATCTCTCCCTTCAACATTTCCAATCCGTGATAGATAGCATTACTTTCGGGTGTACCCGTTGAAGAATACCCCGAAGCAAAAAACCACCTATCGTTTATTCCCAACCCTTTACCGAATGAACCTCGCATCGTTGAAATGTTAAGTCCTAAAGGGTTACTACCGCTTGCGTATCGCCCTGCTCCGAATTCCACAAATGCTATATCAGGTTGCATAGCACCCGTTTTCGGGTTAGACGAATAACTTGATACCGATACAACGGAAGCATCGCCCATAGGCGTTACCGTTACGCTTATCGAAGAAGATACATTCACCTTCTCGTAAGTGCCTTTACCGATATACTTCTCTACCTGATCGTGCTTCGCTATTATCAAGTTAGCCCTAATCAGTACCGCAAGCCGTTCGGTTATCTTATCTTGTACTTCTTTAACAAGTTTAGGTACGAGTGCGGTGTAGGCTTCAATCTCACGAATTGCAGCATCTAATGATTTCTCTGATAAAAAATCAATAGATATTTCCTTCACGATACATCTACCTTCCTTATCGCTACTACTACGAACCCCGTAAGCGACTTGCCAACCTTCACTACCACATAGTCATAAGGTGTGTCTGTACTCTCGTCCTCGTTGATTACCGGAAGGGTATCTACCCAAAGAACCGAACCGATTACGAGATAATCCTCACCTGGATTAAGGGTAACTACTTTGTCGTATCGCTCGTCAGCACCGAATAACTGTGTTTCAGCTTCACCGTTAGCTGCCGTGATAACGCCCTTCTTTTCAGTAGGATTGTCGTATTCATAGGTAAGCTCCGTATACATACCACCACTTGTACCCATATCAGCAGATACAAGGGAAGCATAGTAAAAGGATTGCCTATTACGAAGCATCGTTCTCATTGTCAGCCTCCACGCCAAAACCACCAACCTTCGGTGTGATCCTGCACTTTAAGCTCGTAGGAATATCGCCACTCTCGAATACACGGCTTATACCGCCTTCTGAATGTGATGTTTCACCTTCTGCTCCCCGCTTGTTAAGGAAGTAAGCGGCAATCTCAATCTGCTCGTAGTCGTACTTTGACGGTAGCACTTCGCTACCGTCGCCGTACGGAAAAGCTAACTGTATGATTGCCTTTTCAGCAGCCGTAAGATAAGTGTTACAAATGTCGTCCGATGTAGTATCGGTAGAATCAAGCATCTGTCTTAATTTTGCCAACTTGTCAGCGTCCGTCATAGTAACACTCCTTTTTTCTTACGCTTCAGGCTTTTCAGCCTTCTTTGTCCTTGTAGCCTTCTTCTCGACTTCAGGCTTTTCTACGGGTGTAACATCAGCAAGCTTCGTCGCCTTCTTATCACCCAAATCGTGTCTGTGAATAAGCATACCCATAAGCGTTACCTATCACTTAACAACGATCTTGATAGCCTTTGAAGCATCATAGAGATAAGGTGCAAAGTGCTTATCTGCCGTAACGACAGTAGACTTGTTGATAATATCTCTATCGCTCTCTACGAGAGTATTACGCTTTGTGAAGATGCGAAGTGCTCCAGGCTTAACGATGTAAGCATTCTCCTTTGAAGAAGCTTCCTTCAGCTTGTTAGAGATAACAACCTGGCAACCCTGTACCATACCGACTACGCCCTTGATTGCAATATCAGCAGCAATATCGGAAGCAGGAAGCCAACCGGAACTCTTACGAAGTGTGGTGTACTGTTTAGGTGAGATAAGAAGTACCTTAACTCCACCCTCGTCAATGTCCTCACCGTAGAGTTCAAGTGCATCTGCAATATCAGCAAAAGCGAGTGTACCTGCGGTAGCTGCGGTGTGTACCATAGGTGATGTGATACCCGAAAGTACATTAAGTACGAGATTGTCTACCTCGGAAGCGATAGAAAGTGAAAGCTGCTTTGCAGCTTCGCCCATAGGATCGCCGTAACCGGAAAGCACCGCTTCGTCGGTAATCTGAACACCGTTACCAACCTTGAATACGGTTACGGGTGTGGAAGATGCCGTAAGCTGATTGATACCAATGTCAGCACCTTCAGCAACGATTGCAGCATCACCGATGTACGCATACGAAGGAAGTGTAATCTGGCTACCAGGTCTACCTTCGAGAGTAGTGTCGATAGTAGCGAGGGGAGCGAATCTCATGTAATCGACAAGCTTCTTGTCGATCATGTCTGCGAGTACCTGCGGATTTACCAGGTTAGTAAGCATTGTAGCGTTAGGATCAAGTGCCATTTTTCATTTCTCCTTTATTCTGATAGTGTTTTATACAATTCGGGGTTTTCCGTATAAAGCTTGTTACGCTCCGTGTAGGTCATACCCTCAAACTGTGCTTTGGTGATTGTTTCCGTACCCTTACCCGCATCGGGTGTAGGTGTGGAGGCCATAGCTTCACCTTTTGCCTTTTTCTGAATCGAAGCCATTACGGTCTGCTGATTCTTAATGACGGTAGCAAGGTCTTTCTCGATCATAGCCGTAGCCGTTTCCTCGGCTAACTTCTCGTCGTAACCTATTGCGATAAGCTTTGCCTTGTTATCGGCAATCTCCGTCTTTTTAAGAAGCTCGTCGTACTTGCTCTGCAAGTCCGCTTGTGCCTTCTGCTGCTCGGCAATAGCTGCTTCCTGCTCGGCTTTTGCGACTTCTTCAGCACTCATTCGGGCTTTGAGATCCTTCTTACTTGCGGCAAGCTCCGAAGCAACCTCGTCAAAACGAGATTTCTTCACATAGCCCGTATAATCAGGATCAGGAAGGGAATAGCCTTCAAGGGCTTTCACCTTTTCTTCAGCCGTCATGTTCTCGTAGCCTTCGATCTTTGAAATGTCAATGTTCATATTCTTCTCCTTGCGTTTTTAGGTTTTCTCTAACCGTTAGTATTGTGATTTTTCGCTTCTCTGCGTTTGTGATTTACGGCTTCTCTGCCGTGTTCCACGAATGAAACAAAGTGTTTATAATAAAAGTCATTCAGACTTCTTATTATCAGGTTTTTCTATCGGCTCTATCCAACATCGGCAATTATAATGTGGCTTCGGGGGAATGTCGGTTATCTTGTATATCTTTCCGTTCATATCCTCACAAGTGCCACACACCCTATCGTCATGCTCACTTTGCCACTTTACATACTTAATGCCGTTTTCCTTGAAGGTGTTACCTCTGAAGGTATCGACTATCGTATCTCCATACTGTTTAGTCTGCGTGTGCCAAAGATGTGCAAATTTCCGTAACTGATAGTGGTATTTTTCCCTGCTA